AGTTTCCTGATACTCATCATACATTGCCAGCGGAACAGGTATAATCTTTTGTGCTTTTTTGAATCGCGGCATGTGTTCATCAAAGGTTTCTTCACTATGGTGGCTTAGTTCGTAAACGGCCTCTTGCAGTGTATCTCCAGTGATTTCCACAATGTTTTTGGTTCCATGATTCCACATTGCCATTTCTATGATGGTGTCAATAGAAAGTGGACAACGATAGCGAGATTGATTTCGATCATATCTGAATTTCCGCTTCAAGAATTGCACTTCATCGAGGGTTCGGGTCGGGATAAGGGTTCCGGTCTTAAGTTCATCTGTATAAGTCATGCCAATAGTGAGGTATGCTTCTGATATAGTTTCCTGGTTAAACCAAGATACAATTTCGTCAGAAATATTCCACAAATCGTCATCGCCATAGTTGTTGTGGCAGACGTGTTGGTCGAAATTTAACAGAGAAACTTGGTCGGGAGCGTATTTCTTGGCGCAAACTATGTAAACATATCTTGCAGAAATACTATGATAAAGTGAGTTGAGTAGGGCAGTGATTGGGCAACCACTTGGTTGTGAGTGAGACCACACGTAAAGTTGGTCTCCACTCACATGAACACTATTCACAATATCGAGCCAGATCATTCGTCTAATAGATCGCTCTTCGTCTGTGCCATCATAGAAATCTTCTATGATATCGAGGCAAGACCATAACATGGTCGCAGACAAAGTGCCATCATAATTAGTGAAATCTCCAGCAATGATATGTTTTCCACGAGAACGCATTCGGTTGGCAAGCGTAGTCCATTCTTGCGAATAAACATTTATACCAACACAAGATTCATTCTGGATTCGATTTCTCATCATATGAGAAGCAAAACCGAAGAAGTATTGTCGGAAGATGATCAAAAAGGCCATCTCTCCGGCAGCGAAAAGACGTGTCTTTCCAGCTTCTACTTTCTCAATGGTTCGTCTCTCATCTTTCAGAGTGTCTATCCAGACTGTATCACTGCGCTGTCCATCTTTCAGTCGATTTAGCATCTCTTCAACTTTCTGCAACACCAAAGGGTGGTCGGTTCGGTAAGTTCCATCTCCATTATCTAAATAATTTCGTTTTCCCTTACCGGTCTTTGTCCATCCATGGAAGGTTGGTAATCCTCCAGGAGACGTGTTGCGTTTAATTGGGAGATATGTGGGTTCGTTTTCGATACCAGCAATTGCTTCTGCTATTGTCAACACACGTTGGTCGGTCGGGTCGATGTTTCTCATCATAACTTGTGAGTAATGATGAGTTGCTCTTTTTAGAATGTCTTGATCTATTTCAACACTCTCCGTCAAAGCTTTTTTACGAGCGTTAACGAAAGGGTCAACAATGATATCATCTTTCCTAAATCGAGACAACTTGGCGGGTAGAGTCAGGGGTTCTGCAATAACTCCATGCAATGGACTGGGATAGATATTTGATTTCAAGGGTTGGTAGATAGTTTCTACTTCACCTAGGGGAAGATAACTTCCCTCAAATTTCTTCTCGTCAATCGGTATGCACGGAATGTTACATTGGCCGTTCGATTTGGATTCGGGGTGTCTAAGAGGGTGGGCGGCTTCGAGTTCCTTCATGAAATCTGCATGTATTGCTACTGCAACTCCAGTGTATATACCAACTCCAGCAGCCATATGAATACCAATAATATTCCGTTCAAAGTTCTTGTCTAGTGCAACAAGCACACTACCACAATCTCCTTTCACGGTGTCTATATTATATTCATAGGCCTCTCGAATAAGAGTCGCTACTCCTTGGACTCTTAACTCGAATGGGGTATCAACTGCTTTGCAGAGGTTCGCCTGTTTCACTTTGTGAGCTTCACGGTGAGAAACAAGCGAAACCTTAGCCAAAGCTCGGTGAAGTCTGAAATCTTCCTTAGTCATAAAATATCTACTTACATCTGCCATCACGCGAACGTGTTGGGGGAATTCAAGTAAG